ACGCTTGGAACTGCGCCCGCGTGATGTAGTTCTCGGCGGCCATCTACTTCTTCTTGCGGCGCGGGGGAGTTCGTTTCTTGGAAGGAGCCGGCGGCGTCACGCGCTCGCGCTTCTCGCCGGGTACCGCCGTCGCGGTCTCGAATGCAGCCAACTCTTCCTCGACTGGCTTGAAGAACGTCTCGCGGCCCTTGAGTAGAACGTGACCTGCGCGGACTCGTGTCTTGTTGGCACGCACCATGTAGCGAGTGCCGTCAATAGTCGTGGCGAATGAAGTCGTCGCGACGAACATCTGATCTGGGTTTGTCTTCATGGCTTTCTCCTAGTCAGAGGGGAGCGCCGAAGCGCTCCCCTCTTGCCCTGGTTTGTGTTGCCTTACGAGCTCTTGACGTTCAGGAGCCGGAAGGCGTTGTCGACGAGGATGACGCCGGCGTTCCGCCAGTAGGCGTAAAGCCCGCGCTGGCCTGTCGGCCGGTGGTTCGTGCCGACGAGATGCTGCACGAGTTCGACCGTCATGCCGATGCGATCGACAATCAGGTAGCCCTTGCCGAAGTCGCCATAGAGCAGGATGTCCTTCCCGTCCGCCACGGTCGAGTCCATGAACGAGGACTCGTAGGCGGGCTTGCCGAGCAGACGCTCGTCGAGGCGCCCGTCCGGGTTGTCGCCGAGCCCGAGCGCCAGGTTGCTGATCCAGAGATCGGCACCGCCCGACGTATCGAACTGGCGAATGAGGTCGTAGATCGACCCTTCGCCCATCCACTTCGCATTCGGCCGGAAGCGCGCCGGCAGCGCCTGCTTCAGCGAGTAGACATCCGCCACGGCGAAGGTGGTCGCAGCCGCGGTGTCGACGACGCTACCCGCGTCGAGCCCGGCTACGACGCCCTCGGGCGTGTTCGATGCTGACCCGAGACCAGTGACGAACTCCTCGGCCTCGAGTGTGTCCTTAGCGTCCTGGAACATGGTCGCCATCTCCGACTGGAATGCCGACCAGTCCGAGCCGATTTCGATCGAGAATGGCACGAACACCTGCGCCTTCTCGACTGCGACCTCGGGCTGCGCGAGCGTCGGGGTGTCGTCCGAGGCCTCGGCGGCCTCTGCCCCATAGCTCGCGGTGACGCCGGCTGACGAGACGCCCTTCCAGGTATCGGTACCGACGATGGTCTCCTTCCGCGCGATGGAGCGGATCGGGTTGAGCGCTCCGTCGGAGGTCGGGATCACTGTCGGGTCGAGCATGAACGGCACGGCGTAGCCGCCCGAAGCGTCCGTGAGACTCGCGGCACGCTCGAGCAGGGCTGCCTCCTCGCTCTTGAGCGGACGGCCGGAGATGGCCTTGCCGAAGGCGGCACGGTACTCCGGGCTTCCGGTGACGAGCAGGTGACGGGAGAGCTTCCCATCCTTCGTGTCGACCGTCTCCAACATGCGATCGATGTGTGTCTTCACCTGATCGAGGTCCGCCCGCTCGTGCGGGACGCTCTTCAGGCCATCAACCACGAACCGCGCGCGGTCGCGCAGCTCATGCCCCATCCGCTCGGGATCGTTGGAGTTCGAGCGGATCGTCGTCAGATCGAACGGGTTGTCCGGCTTCTGACTCGTGCGGAACGTCGCGCCGGGCTCGATCGCCCGCTCGTTCTTCGCGGACTCTCCGATCTGGGCACGCCTCTGCTCAGCCTCGGTGATGTCGCGCTCGTGCATTGCCCGCTCGGTGAGCAGGGCATCCCACTCGGCCTTTTCGTCGTCGGGCAAGGCCTGACCTTCGTGGGCGGAGTCGAGTCCCTCGAGCGATGCGTTGATCTCGCGGAGCCTGACCTGCTTCTCCTCGACGGTCCGGTATTCGATGTCACCCATGATGGGTGCCTCCTTACTACGGGTTTTGTCGGGATCGCGGACGGCAGCCGGTCGGCTGCTTTCGCGGCTCCCCCCGTCGGAGTGGTCTGCACCGGCTCCGTCGTCCGGGAGTGCTTCGTCCTTTGGAGTGGTGGCCCGTCCAGGCTCCGGCTCCGAAACTTGTTTTGTCAGGCGCGCGATCGTCTCATCGAGAGTCGCTACGCCGTCGATCATGCCCTCGTCGAGCGCCTCGGTCGCCATGACCATCCGGCCCTGACCGAAGCCAGAACGGACGGCTGCGACCTTCACGCCACGACCTTTCGCAACTGCCTTGAGGAACATCGCATAGTACGAATCGACGCCCCTCTGCATTTCTGCGGCTGCCTCCTCAGAAAGCGGCTCGTACGGGTTGCCTTCGACCTTGTACTTGCCAGCCGAGATCAGCGTCTTATCGATGCCCATCATCTCCATCGCGGCCGAGATGTCCTCATGCGCTATCCAGACGCCGATCGAGCCGACCTCGCCGCTCGGCGTGGCGATCACTTCGGTTGCCGCGCTCGCGATCCAGTAGGCAGCCGATGCCGCCCAGGTATTCGCGACAGCGATGATCGGCTTCGTATCTCGCGCTTCGAGAATCTCCGCTGCGAGTTCGGGCACGAGACTGACCTCACCGCCGGGCGAGTCAATGTTGAGCACGATCGCCTTGACGTTCGGGTCGGCCATGGCCGCACGAAAACCAGCGAGGAAGCTCTCGACTGAAACCAGCCCGCCGCCGCTTGAGTTCTCGATGATCGCCGTTTTCGGAACGATCACGCCGTAGAGATCAAGTACCGCGACGGGATTCTCGATCGTTTGACCGTCTTCGGGATTGAGATCGAGGATGGTCTCGCGCTCAGACGGATGCCCGCTGATCCGCTCTGCAATCTCCTCCGGCGTCGGCCGGTAGCCCGACGCGCGCTCGCCGATGATCGCCTGAATGATCGCGAGCGTTTGGGGGTGGACCGCCCAACACGCGCCGCCGACAAACTCGACTGCGCGGTCGTAAGTGCGGTTTGGATTACCGACTCGCTCGGGCGGGAAGTCATCGGTCATCGAGCGCACGCCTGCGGTCGCGCCTTCGTATGCCGGGAAGGTGACGGGGCCGAACTCGGCAACAGCCGCTTCGGTGATCGTGCGTTCGGGTATGCCCTCGGGGTTATAGGCCGAACGGCCCGGGTGACGGTCTTCGTCCATTCGCAAGATGCGGAAACGGAACGAGGCGCCGTAGAGTCCCTCTCGTAGGCCCGGGACGAGGTCGCGGTTGTAGGAGGTATCGAGCAACGGCACCTCGTAGTACGCGCCCTTCGCATCCTCCCTGAGTAGAGCGATCGGCCCGAGTACCTTCTTGCCGAACTGATGATCGAAGCCGTGTTGGAAGAGGACTCGGATCTTGTTTGTGCCCTCTTGGAACGTCTTCTTGAATGCGCCGGGGGCGAAGCGCTCGAGGAAATGCCCTTCCCATGACGAGTTAATCTCGGCCCATTGGTTGAAGACGGCGAAGTGGCCCGAGAGTAGGCCAAGCGAATTGCCATCGGGCGCCTCGCGGAGCTCGATGCCGGGATAGATCATCCGCACGAGACCGTCGCGCGGCGGATCAGCGTGCTTCTGTGCGGACATCAGTGAATCTCCTTTTCTCGGGCAACAAAAAGCCCGCGTGCGGCGGGCTTGGTATCTCGGATTGAGCGCTGCCTCATGGCATTGGTTGACCGTCTAGGGACTTGACCGCTGACGGGTCATCCGCCAGCGGATCTTCAGGTCTGGGCGGTTGGAGCTGGACAGAGAAGAGGCCGGAGTGCTTGAGCAGCGAGAGATCGTCAGCATCGACAGCAGCTACTACAGACTCAGCTTCGTAGCCAGCATCCGTCAGTGTGCGAATCGTCTGAGCGCGGCGGTAGAGGATCTCCGCCGAGTCCTTCTGATCCTCCTGCAAAGCCGGAATGTCGCGGTCGTCGTACCAAAGCTCGGAGGTGCCTGGTGCGTCAATGATTCGCGAGACTGAACCAGCGAAGTTCCGCCAGAGTGGGCGAATGGTCATGTCGGCGAAGCGGCGTCGCGCCTGGCCATAGTTCGAGTAGGTCGCAGCGGCGAGACCTTCCGAGAGGCCGACGATCACGGGCGGTACTTGCGCTGCCGCCGCGATGCGTGTCTCTCCCGCGCCCTGAGTCACCTTGAAGTCGAGTTGCTTCAGATCGGCGCCGACCACCGTGGCGTCCGCGCCCGGACCAATGAAGAGGGACTTGTAAGCATTCTCAGGTCCCTCATGGCCCTCGCGGATCGTCTTCACCCACTCTAAGAACTTCGTGCGCTCGGACTCATTGATCTTGATTACTAAGTTCGGCGTCGCGCCGTTTTCGAAGAACTTGAGCTTGTGCTTGGTCGTCGCTTTGTCGGCAAGGATCTCGTTGATGACCGGCGACAACCAGGACATGCCGCGGAACGCGGCTTCGGGATCGGGCAGTGGCGCAAAGTGGTAAATCTCAGACGGGCCGAGTGTGACGGGCGTACGCTGCGAGTTCCTGCCGCCGGGGTAGTAGATGTAGCCGATTACCTCGGCGTCGATCGCGCCAGCCGGATCGTTCGGTTCCGACTCCGACCCGAGGATGATGTCTACCCAATCAGGGCGCAGCCGTGTGATGCCGTTCGGCACGCGACGGCCGTAGTGATTACCGGCGAGATCGATGTCGAGCAACGCCCGGGCGAGCAGATCGCCCGTCGTCCCACCGGGCCATGGTATCTCAAGCCGTGCAAGACTCGGCTTGCCAAACAGCTTGCCGGGGCGTCCACTGGTGCGTTCGCGGAACTGGAAGCGCGCTTCAGAAAAGAGCGACATCCGATTGACGATGCAGGCGAAGACAACGCTGTCATCCTTAAAAGCCTGGCGGACATGGCCGAGGTAGTTGCCATCGATCGTCTCTTTGTCGCCAAGCAGGGTCTGATTCAGACCGAACGAGTAGGCGTTGCTGCCGTAGTTGAAGTACGACATGAACTCACTGAAGCTCAGCGCTGATGATGATCGTTGCGGCAGGATGACTCGCGGGAGAAGCGAGCCGATACGGCTTCTTACGCCCATGCGACGAGGACCTCCTCGAGAACCGGAACGTTTCGGTGATGCCAGCAGGCGCGGTGGAAGGCTCCGACAGCACCGACGGCGAGGTCGATCTTGTTGGGGCTATCGACTGCCTCCTTCGTGATGACCTCGTAGCCTCTGCGGTTGACGCTGACGCAGTTCTTCAAATGGCGGAGCAGCCGTTCATCGTCAGCCAACGTTAACTCGGCGTCCTTGAGCGCCTGGTTGAACTCATCGCAGGCAGGCCCCATTCGCGCGGGCTGGTTCGTCTCGAAGCGGATCACGACGTCATCGCCGTAGGCGGCTTCCCACTCCTCGGATTCCTGCCGCCAGCCGAAGGGGTCGTAGGCGAGCTCGCGCACCTCGTAGGTCTCCATCGCTTCATCGATCGCCGTCCGTACATCCTCGCCCTTGACGCGCCA